TGGTAATTATGTCTTGGTTTGTTGTCCAATAGACCTTGTCCTTTCTTCCGATTACCTTTAGTAATCTTCACCCACATCTTCTCGTGAACTTGTCGCTTCCCCTCATTGATGGGTGGAAAGTAACAATATATATGCGTCTTCGGTACTCGTGAGTTATTTTTTATCTCTCGGTAGACATCTAGCCCATGTTCTTTACAAGAGTAGATGATATTTTTATCTTCTTCCATTTTTTTTCCTCCGTTAGTTATCCGTTAATTATACTACTTTTTTGTTTCTTGTCAAACGCTGCTTCATTTCCGTCCCGTGCGTCCCCTGGCCAGCGCAGCCAGCTTGTCTGCAAAAAAACAAAACCCCAGGCGAAACGGGAACGGGAACGGGCTTTTAAAATATTAAACCCACAACCACGATTAAAAGAACAAAACCTACAAGTGACACCAACTTAGGTGCCACCATGTAAGAGGCGAAGAGCCCACATAGAAATAATATCATATTAATAATTCCTAATTAATAGACGGCCCTTTGGAAGATCGCCTACCCAAGTCTTGCCCCTTAGGTCATCCAACGACTCAACTTCGTGCTCTTCTTGAAGGTCCTTAAAGCTCTCGTATTCTGAATAGTCGCAACAAAAGCCTATAGGGTCATATTCTACCTTTGGGTTGATCTCTGTCTCCCATTCGTAAATTAACTGCCACGCCTCGTAGCTGAACTGCTTCCAGCGTGAGTGCTGACGCACATGTTCTAAAAATTGTGTTTCGCATAGTGTTTGTATCATTTTTATATTCTCCGTTAGTTATGGGTTAAGCGTAAACCAGTGAGCTGCAGCTGTCAACAAAAAAAACCTCCTGGGAAAGAATAAGCAAAAGTCCACGTTTTCTGGGTTTTTGTGCAAGCGTTTCCGGAGCTGGCGGGCTGGCAGAGCTGGAAAACGGTTTAAAAAACCCCAGTTTTCTGGGGTTAACGGGAACGGGAACTGCCGTTTCCCGCAGGGCCAGTTGCTGGCTGCTGGCCATCCAGGTAGATCCAATTTGAAATTGTGAGAACGGGAACGGGAACTACGGGAACGGGAACTACGATCCCGGGCTCACGGACTTCGAGAATTTTAGGAGGTTCATGCAAGAGGGGCCAGTTCATAATGAAACAAATACCACCAGCTCTCTTATGTTTTAAATGCCACACAGTTTGATACTTTGACAACCCACTATTCTTAGCTTGGTTTGCTTTTAATTCTAACCAAAAATTATATCCTTCATAAACACAATAAACATCAGGTATTCCGTTGATTGTGGAGCTTTCTATTCTCATAAAATGAGCGTAATCGTTTTGCTTTTGAAAAAGGTTAAGTTTATTCCAAATTTTTTTTTCGGTTAACCTTTTTGGTTTCTTTTTTACTTGGCGTAATATCAATGATTGTACCCCCATCATTTATCTTATTTTCTAATTCTTTTAGTCTATTTTCTAATTGTTCCCTACTCATACCCTCTAAAGTTGAGTGTAAAACTTCTTTTTTATCAACAAATTGTCCAGCTAATTGACCCGATCTAAACTCTGCATTAATTGCTCCAGTGTATTGACCTTTTTGTTCTGCTCCATCACGTAACCTTTCAAAAGTTTTATATCTTCTTAATTTATCTTTTTCATATTTTTCTTGTTCTTTACTTAATCTATATTCTAGATATCTACAAACGTGTGGATTTAAATCTTGGTTAGTTAATTTACTAGCCATGACCATTGCTGCATCTTTACTTTTACTTTTGTATCCAGCTTGTAATAAAGCATCTACTTTTGTAATGTTGCCCCAATTAGCAACTAATATATCAATATAGGTTTTTTGTTTGGTTGTTAAATCTTTAATAGTTCTCATCTGTTTACTTACTTGTGGCATATATATCTCTATAGGTAATTATTATTAAAAAATAAATTCCAGCATTGCGGTCCTCTCTTTTCCCAAAACTTTAGGAATTTTCCTAAAACTTTCCTAAAACTTTTTCTCTGTAACACTAGTGTTTCTGCTATTTTTCCCATTTTCCCAAAACTTTTGCTATTTTTACACTTATGTTTTTAAAAAAAGTTTGTATAGAACTATATAGTAGAAAAATAGTAATTTTTAATTGTTCTTTAAATTTCATTTGACTTATCCTTTATAATTGCATATTTTAATAATGAAGATTGTATTTATATAATCCTTCAAATCCGTTAGTTGAGTGATGAGTTTCCCCTCATCACTCTTTTTTTATAAAACACTACAAACATTTTCAATTAACTCACCTTTTTCACTTACAACCTTTTGACGTAAAAAACGCATCTCTTTTTTAATATTATTTTTAATTCTTATATCTAAACAATTTTTATGTTTTTTAGATAAAGTATTGTAAAGGTGCCAGTGTAAATGTTTATTAGTAAATATAATATTACCTTTTTTAAGAGCTTCTTTGTAAGCATTACTTACCTGTTCTGGATCTAACATAGCCCAATGACATATTCTATCATAACCAAAACTATTACCTAAAACCCAATTATGAGCATTAGTTTTTAAAGTAGATGATTTTCTATCGTCTCTTCTTATCATAGTGTCCTCTAAAGCATTTACTACAACAGCTCTCCATAAATAATTTTCAGAATACATATTATCATAGTTTAATAAAATTCTTGAAAATCTATAACCTAATGTTTTTAAAAAATGGTTAGAAGGTGGTTGAAATTGTTGTTTAGTGGCCATAAGTTTTTACTAACGCACTTAAAAGTTTACCATATTGAAGAGCATGTATTGAACTCTTTTTCGCATAATATGTATAATCTTCAAAAATTCCGTCAATAAAAGCATGTCTCTCATCTGGAGTCATGTGTTTAGGATCTATTATCTCTTCTCCAAAAATAGTATCTTCCCATTTAAACTTTTTAGTCATCCTTTTAGTATAATCAGACAATTTATTTATCACCACTAATAATCTTAAATTTAATAACATTATTTTTATATTTAGTTTTACGCATATGTTGAATATCATTTTCTAAATCTAAATCATAACCAGGTAAATAATCAAAATCATAACCATATTTAACAGCTCTTATTACCCCTGTAACTATTTTATAATTTTCGTCTGATAGATTGTTTTTTAACATTTGTAAACAATCAAGAAAGTATTCTTTTTTATTAGCCATAGTATTCCTTTTTAGTTATGGCTGGCTCGTCAATCGTGCGTCATGTTTCTCGTTTTCTCATTCTCTTATGCCCTACACTGAATGTATCTGTTTGAGAATTACAGTTTGGACACAAAAATCGTAAATTTTGTAATCTATTATCATTGTTTACACCATTAATATGGTCTAACACTAAAGTCAAGGGTTTACTCTCCCACATAGGTTCTATACGACATATAGCACACACGTAAGTAAGTAAACCCTCCATGATAATTCTATCTTTTAGTCTATGTCTAGCGTATGTAGAATTAGGAATAAAGACCTCTTGATTTGTAAAGCTTCTCATTTTTATCCGAGCTGCTAAACTTTTCTTCCGACCTTTGTCCTTTCTTTGTTTCATATGCAGAACCTGTATGACCCTCACCTTTACACCAGAAACAAGTTTGTGTTTGCATTACACGTCTTAACTTTCTAATGACTTGGTATCCGTTACCACTACAATGGTCGCATATAATATATGATCTGACTAGATCCATACGTTAACCTCCGTTTTTACTAACTTTAATCATTTCCTTCTTAAACTTTTCATAGTTAAGGCTTTGATCTTCAGCTACATTTTTTATGTAATCATTTATTAACTTTGTGATAGTCCCAGAAAATTTTCTGTTCTTCTTGAAAGAAATACCACGCACTGCATGATAGTCTTCCACGTTCAAAGTTATACTCTTCCATTTTGTTTTATCCATTATATCTCCTTTTAAATGTGGGTTATACAAAATTATTCTTAATCGTGACAAAAACAAGCGTCATCTGATTTATCAAAATCAAATAAATCTAACTGGCTTTTGCTTATCTCCAACATAGTTTTATAATCTGGTCTATCGCTTCTAAACTTAAAACCATCTTTTGACTTAGTACCTAATTGTTTCTTTTCTTGATCCATCCACCATTGTGCTTTCTCTGGATAGTTTTTCATTATATTCATGATAGTATTCTTACCCTTCAAGAAACATAAATCACAATTACCAAGTGGTGTTTTACCATTAATACCTGGTAGCTTTAAATCAAATGAATTGTTCTCCCAAAATTTAGCTACATCTTTTACTGTTTTCTTCTCTGTGTGTAAAGGAGCTTCACTATCCCATCTTTCTTTATCCTTGGCTCTTGACAATCTAGCAACTCTGTGAGGCTCATCATATCGTAAGCCTACATAATTAACCCAATACTTATGACCTATAGATAACATAAAATCTTTCATGACTTTTATTTTAAGTTCTGAGGTACAGTATCTAGTTACTGGGTTTGGTAAAAACTTTCTCTTAGTAATAAGTTTATCGTAGGGTTCCCCGTTCCGTGATGCGGAGTTATGGTTTACCATTACAAACTTTTTAGACTCGTGCCACTCGACCCAATCTATCTTGACGTTCCAATTTATCTCACAATCACGTACAAAATCTAATGTAGCGTTCATCTCTTTACCTGTATTTGAGAATACAACACGCACATCTTTAGGTAAGGTACCACCATAAAAGTCTAGGATCTGACGCAACATATAACCCGATGTTCTACCGCCAGAAAAACTTATGCAACCAGGTGTATCAAGATCAAACCCCGATACTCTATCTGTTCTACGTATAAGTTCTTTAGCCTTCGTCATTACCCATCACCTCTCCAGCAGCTTCTTCTGCTGTATTTCTTTCGACAACATTATCTCTTTGAGACAATTGATATTGTATTTTAAGTTTAACTAATTTTCTAGCTAACAATTCCTCAAATAAAAAATCTCTACCTGTACTGTCAAAATCTGCATACATATTTTCTATTGCTTTTATAACATCCCCATGATCTCCAGCTTGTTCCGTAGGATTACCTCGAACATCTGTTACGTGTACGTTAGCTAAAATATCTTTTAAATCACGAAATAAATCGTGATGGCTTCTAACTTTATAATATCCTCTTAAATCTTTAGGCATCACTCGTCTCCTTTTTTGTTATGGTATAAGCACTAATACCAGATATACTGTTAAGGTTAAAAAGAGAAGCAAATTTCTTACAAGCATTGTAAGTATTTTTAGCTTCTAATGTTTTCACACCATGTTTTTTGTGTCTTACATAGTATAAATACATTCCTTTACTCATCGTCTATTTCCTTTTTCATTGATTTAAATATATGTGCAATTACATCTACTGTCCAACCATTACCTAACATCTTGTATCGCTGGCTGTTGGACACCGAACCCGTGTAATTATCTGGAACAGTTTGTAAACGCTCACATTCTAAAGGTGTAAGCTTACGCCATAACTTTTCTGTAACTGGTATTTTAGGTTCACGGTTTCCTCCCGTACAAGTATTTAATGTAGGAGACTTACCTTCAACAGCATATACACGTTTTAGTATATCGTGACCATTTATATTTACTGCTGTACCAACTCTTCTGACTCCAGTCATAGACTGATTACCAAAACCTTTATAATCTCTAGCCATAAGACAATGAGATTTTTTTATATCTGCTTTGTATAAATGTTTACCTTGGTTTACAACCATATCAGCTATACCCTCGTCTTCAAGAATATCTCTAATAACAATACCCTTATCCTCGGGGGTCGTGATATTAGGTATGTTTGTCCAATATAATCTCTTTCTACTTTGTCCAGACACTAATGAAGAATTTATCTCAATAGGTTTAACCCCTAAATATTGAGTTATAATATCCTCTGATTCTTTCTTCATTTTAACATTCTCTAATAAAAAATATTTAGGTTTACACTCATTTAAAATACGTACAAACTCAAAAAACAATTTACTTCTTGGGTCTTCAAAGTTTAAATTGTTGCCAGCTTTACTAAATCCTTGACACGGACTACCACCAATTAACAAATCAATCTTTAAATAAGTAGCATGTATTTTAGTAACATCACCTAAGTGCACTATGTTAGGAAAGTTTTCTTTAGCAACCTTAATTGCATACTTATCAATTTCACTTGCGTAATAATCACCCACTTGTACACCTAGTTTTTTTAATGCTATTTGACCACAACTCATGCCATCAAATAATGATAATACGTTTATTTTCTTTTCTTGTTTCATGTTTCTTTTTCCTTGTTATGTGGGCAACTGTGAATAAGTACATTGGAGTGTCGCCCACTATTTATAATATATGTTATTTTATCGGAGATTGCAAGGGTATATTGACATATAGGGTTAAATAACCTAATTTATAGGTAAGAGGTGTTATGACTGAATTATTAAAAGCAAAGGTAGAGTTGGAGCATTTGTGGACTAACATGTACGAAAAAAATGGTGTTTACACTAATGAAATGGTTTATTTAGATAAAGCTATTTCTAATTTAAAAAAAAAGATTATTGTACATGACCAGGAGCAAGTAAAAAAACGCTACCATAATTATATTAAGTAGCTTCCCCAAAAGTTTTACCAAGGGCAACGTCTACTACACTCGGAACATTAAGGTCCATACAATTTTCCATGACAGCCTTTATTTCCTCAATTTCTTTTTCTTCGTAAACATTAAAACAAAGTTCATCATGTATCTGTAAAATAGGTAATTTATTTAATTTATCTTTACAAGCTACAACAGCTGCTTTTGTTTGATCTGCTGCAGAACCTTGTATCAATCTATTTAATGCCTTATATGTATAACAACGCTTAATATTATTTCTACCATATTTAGCTACAGCATTTTCAAACTTCTCTGGCGTGTACACACCAAAATCTTTTGGCTCCCACATATTAAATCTACACTTACGACCTTTCTTCGTTCTTATGACACCAGTCTCATTTGCTTTACGCATACATCTATCAGACAATTGTTTTACAAAAGGTACTTTACTATTATATTTAGCAATCAAAGCATTAGCTTCTTCATAATCTAATCCCAACATACTAGATAATTTATGCTTACCCATACCATACATTAAACCTAGTCCAATAGTTTTAGCTTGCTTACGTGCTATACCACAAATGTCTGCTACAGTTTGATGAAAGTCTGCATCTGCATTTGCATAGGCTTCAACTAACTCTTGGCTACCTTCATAACCAGCCCCGATACTACTAGCATAATGTACCACGAGCCGTGGTTCTTGCTGAGAGTAATCAAAACTTCCCCATCTCGCTCCTTCTTCTGGTAAAAATAAACCTCTTATCATAGGACCAAATTCTTTACTTCTAGCTGGTAGTTGTTGTAGGTTAGGATTAGACATAGATAATCTACCAGATACAGTTCCTCCATTATCTGATCTCAATTGATTTATTTCTCCATGTATCCTACCTTTATGTTCGTACTTTAAAATACTAGATATAAAAGTATTATGAAACTTATTAACTTCTCTAGCCTGTACAATTAATTTACTAAATTCATTAGTATCATTCATTAACCAGCCTTGTGTAAAACTAGGCTCTTTTGATTTTTCTGTTCTAGGATAGTCGACATTTAATTTATCATAAGCCCAAGCAATCTGACGAGCTGCCCATATGTCAATATCTTTCCCAACTAATTTATTCATTTTAGATAATAAAGTTTTTTCCTTATTGACAAAGTGTTTTTGTAAAGCATGAGCTCCTTCTACATCTACACGTACACCCTTCCAACGCATATCTAACAGAGAAGGAAGTAAATCTCTTTCAAGTTCCCAAACTGTTTCTAAACTTTCTTTTTGTAAAATGTGTTTAAACTGCTGCCATAAAAGATACGTGAGACGTGCATCTTGTTCCGCATAATAACCAACGTGCTCAGCTGGCAACTTCCACATTTCAGCCTTTGGATCTACACCAAACATTTTAGCTGCTTCTTTTAAATCTGTTTCAGCTTTTATCTCACCAAGATAATCTTTGGCTAAAGCGTTTAATCTATAAGTGTATCTGTTCTCATCTATCAATGCTCCAGCGATCATGGTATCGACAATTTCCCCACGAACGTCAATACCATACGCCTTCAACCACCCTACATCATACTGTGCATTGTGGAATATCTTACGACAAGGTAAAGCACACACATCTTGCATATACTGTAACACTTGTTCCTTAATTAAATTACCACCCCCAAGGTGTTCCATAGGATAATAAGCTTCCCAACCTTCGGTAGCTACTGCAAAGCCAACTATCTTACCTTTACCTAAAGCCCAACCAGCTCCGAGATTCTCGTTAATTCCATCATCTCGAGTTTCTAAATCTATTGCTATCTCTTTAGCATCAGATAAATCCTTATAATCCACTGGCGCTGACCAAATATTCTTCTTTAGATTAAAAACTAACTGTAAACTACTCATAAAACCCCCTGTGAGTAAGGCTTTGAGATAAAAACCCGTTTAAATGACCACTGAGAGCCAGTAAAATATCTTTGCTTATGATTGTACCTTGAAAATTATTCATAATCACGTTCTATTATCATTTCACAATAGTGTATAGCTTTTATAATATCTTCCTTCTTGCCCTTTAGTTTATGCCTACAAATATACTTTATAACATTACCTTCTGCAAACAAAAGTTCATTAGCGTTAACAAATTTAGAAGGTTGTATTTTAAAATCTTTATAATGATCACTACCTTTATCCCATACCTTACTTGACATTTTTTTTCTCCCTTACTTCTTTTCTAGTTACATAATAATCGTTTTCTTCTACTGTTCTTAAAGTAAAACCTTTACTTAACAAATTCCATAGCTTACCTTCTACTTCATGTTTGCTAGGTCTAGTCTTAAACTCCATTTTATAATTTATAACAAATTTACTCATTAAAAAACTCCAGCATTTTGTAAACCTATAAAAGTATATATAATTGTATACGCTATAATAAATTCCATTATTTTCTCTCCTGTAAATAAATTAAATAATCTTGACCAATTGGATAATTGTATCTGTAATTACTAGATAAAATATGTAATGTGTCTCTGGCTCTCGTGGCTCCTGTATAATAGACTCTTTTCTCATCACTCTTGTCACTTGCATTTTTTTTATTTGTATATGAGGCAGGCCAATTTGTTTTGGAAAACAATAAGACGTTGTTAGCTTCACCACCCTTAACACTGTGTATTGTATCTATAATTATCTTAGGTTCATTGTTTAAAGTCTTCTGACCATATCTTTGTAGTAAACGTAAAAAGTATTCTGTTTGACTAGGTGTAAAGTTACGTAGTAGTATTTCCCACCAAGGTTTTGTTGCAGCTTGATCACTTAAATTTAAACCACACCAATCACATAAACCATCAAAGTCATAAGTCTGTGTATCGGGTAAATCTATCCAAAATCCAGAACGCCTAAAACTATGATCTTTGATCTCTCTTATATACTTCATCATATTTTCAGCATCTTTCTTTGTAATAGCCTCACCTTTTGCTACTCTTGTCCAAGATTTTATAGCTTGCCATTGTTTTGTATCAAATGATTTATTACCTTTGTTATCTGAATAATACAAGCCAGCGTCCTTTGCAGAAGCTCTTAGTTCGTTAACAGTGGTATTAACCCTACCCAATATATACCAAGTTCCAGGTAACTCTGCTATTGGTATCTCTGCAAAATTTAAATATCTTTTCACATAACCATCTTTTTCTAAGTGATGGTAATCTTTTTCTATACTATCTACTATACCTCTTCTTATCACTTGACTAAAATGATGTATAGCTTCACCAAACCTTCTTGTTTTTCTCAGTATAACCTTACGCCCCGGGAAATACTTAGTAAAATACTTAGGGTCACTTCCATTAAATTTATATATGCCTTGGTCATCATCACCAGCAAGATAAACTCTTTTTGCTTTCTGAGCTAATTTATATAACACACTCCATTGTAAAGGTGTAAAATCTTGAGCTTCATCTAATATTAATACTTGTAGTTCGGGAAAGTCTACCTCGTCTATTGTTCTTTCAATCATGTCAGTAAAATCTATAAAACTATCTTTTTTATAATGCTTATAAGTATCAATCTTTCTTAAATAAATATCTAAACTGTCTAACTTATACTGTTCTCTTTTATATGTAATAATTGGATCTTGCATCATGTTTCTTGATTTATCATAAACACCTAAAGACCAATCTTTATAAGTAAAGTTATCATCAGATAATCTTTGATCAGAAGTTTTAATGATCTTAGCTTGAAGAGCATAATCCAACATACAAGCTTTAGGATCAAAAACTTCTTCCTCAAAGTAACGTCTACAAAATTTATGTAATGTTTTAAACCTAGCAAAGTCATCCGAATCATATTGTGGAAAAGCTTTAATAGTTCTGTCCACAGCCGTGTTAACAGCTTTATTGGTAAAAGATATAAAAGCCATGTCAATAGGTTTAACACCTCTAGCTATGTGTCCTTTTAAAACTCTTTCAACTAAGGTATGTGTCTTTCCTGTACCAGGAGGACCAAATATCTTAATCGTTTTTTTGTATAGAGCTTTGTGCTTTTGAAGCTCTGAATTTTGTGTGGTATTCGTCATCCATCTCACTCATTTCTTTTTTATTTTCTTTTTTCTTCACTGTTTTATGTTTAACAAACTCTGGCATCTCTACAGTCCATACGTTTTTTTCACCTTCATGATAATCAATTCTCTTACAATCTAATAAATTTAATGCTGCCATAGGATTGCTAAAACTTTTTGTACCACTCTTCTGTAAAAAACTAGCTAGGGTTATCTTCTTAAAGTAACATATATTTGTATTACTATCTAGAACCACATAACCATCTTTAAGTTTTTCAAACCTATCTTGTTCTATATGACTTTCAAAAAACTTCTTTAATACTTCGTACCTTTCTTCTTCTAAACTGTCCTCATACTTATGATCTGTACTTTCTACTGATTTTTCTACTATAGCTTTCATTAAAAGTTCATACATACTTGGTCCTTTTCTGTTCTTGGGTAAGGTCAACCAAAATACTCTGTACCTTAATAATTTAACTCTCCAACTTTTTTCGTCCTTCATATCATCTGGAGTTACAGTAATGTGATGTCCTTCATAATCAAATTCAAACCATACATTTTTAGTATCTTGAACGTAAGTTATATTTGTAAACTTATCTATAATTGCTGGAGTTTCTTCTCCTCTACCAAGTTTACGAGTCTTACACATCTCCATATTACATATGGGTTGGTACTCAGTATGCTTTGGGGGACATTGATAACCATAACCATCTTTGTGAACACTTTTTGCTATTTGAGATACTTCAGTAGGTGGTAAAGGTGTAGTAAAAATAGTTCTATTTCTATCTTGCATGATTTCATCTAAATCAACGTAGTTGATACCAACTCTTTTTTTAATCTCTAAAACTGTGACGTTATATAAATACTGATGTCTATTTTTACCAGCCCAACCATCTTGTACTAGTTTTTGTACGCAAGGAGGATAGTGTTTCCAATCTCTTTCTACTTCATGATCTTGTACTTTATAATTCAAAAAATCTTTTGGTGTAATTACTTTGCTCTTAGCTATATCTAAAAATTGACCAACTAATACTGGAGTACCATTACTATTGTAAGCAAATTCCATAGTAGCGTTCATGTTAAAATAAGGCATGTTTATAGTTTTATTACATGGGTAAATTTCATTAGCCATAAAATATTGTTCATTAAATTCTTGTAACTTTTCTTTTACTTTGTCTATCTTTATAGCTTCGGTAAAAAACACAAAAAAGTGTAGACCGCCAGACTTAGATAAAATAGGCACAAAAGGTAAATTATATTTATTAATAATATCTACATACTTTTGAGCAGAATAATTTTTGTAATCAACAGGATCTAAATCTATACAACTCCACATACACTCATCCCCGAACTCTGGTCTTAGACCTATACCATACTTACCATCTAGATGGTCTTTCCAAATATCAGAAGTAACTGGCTCGTGTATCGTGATATATTTAGCTTCCTTCTTGCCACTTGTATCGCTTTCCCCCGTAAGGGAAAGCTTTACAAATGACTTCTCGCCTGAAGCAAAAAGTTTAAACAATTGTTCTTGCATTAGAACGGTACTTTGTCGCTACTTTTCTCAGTTGTACTAGGAGCAGAACCATCTAATGATTCAGCCTCGTAGTATAGATTAAAGTCCTTGGCTAAATGTGCAAAAGACTTTGTTTGAGATATAGTCTCCTCTTTTTTAAGATAACTCTCAAACTTAATTTGCCATCCAAAGAATTTATATTTACCTGATTCCTGTCTATGTGTATTTAATTTATACACAGTCATGTATCCAGGTGGTATTAAACTCTTACCATCTTTAACTATAATGTTACTTTTCAATTTCTGTAACCATTCATTACTCTTTTTCTTTTGAGTAGATTTCATGGTTATCATTCCTTGATCTATAACATGATCGTTATCGTCAATGACCATTACAAACCAGTTACCAGTATCTTCAACATAATTACCGTTAGGCAATACATCTTTATTACCACTTCTACTTAAACCAGCGGGCTTATCCTTATGAACGGCTACAGGTCTATTATTACCTTCTTCCATTTCTTTCCATTCATTAAAACTTCTTTTGTAATAAACAGGAACAACTCTAAAGCCTTGTTTACCATCATAAGCTTTCTCACTTGTTTGATTAAAAATACAACCCTCAGCTACAGGTGTACCTTGCACGGTAGTTTCTATATCTGGCATGTTACTAGAATATAATATTTTAATTAAAGGTAATTTAAATTCATCAGACGAAGCTGACTCAATACCCATTCCAGCATCTTCAATCCAACTATCTGTATTAATAGCTGGAGTACTTTCTTGTTTAACTGCTACTTTACTCATCATTCTTTCCTTTCGTTAATTTAGTTTCGGTTTTATAAAAAACATTAAATAACTCATCATTAAATTCACCATTATCTTTTTTAATCACATTAATATGTGCTTTTAAAGTGGCTGCATTTACTGAAGGATCTAATGTTACGGGGTAGCCTTTATTCTCTAAGTCAGCCTTGACACTCTTAGCTTCGTTGTCTTGACCTTTAGAAAATGTTATAGCCAACTCGTTCTTGATTAAGGAGTCGTGTCCGTTTTCACTTAAATACTTTAAACAAGCTTCCCTACGTTCAGCTAGTTCTGGACTTTTAGCACTAGCTTTTAAAGTAGGTATATAGCCTGTGTAAAAACTTTTGACTTTAACCTTCACTCCTTTATCAGTGACAAACTCTTGCATACCCATATCTTTCATTTTAGTGGGTACATCTACTTCAGATAATTGTCGCTGTTGTTGCTTTAATTCAGAGAGAGCTGATTCTAAATCTTTAATAGTTTTTTCATTCTTCACCATTGATTCAATTAAATACTTTAAATCTTTTAAATCGTCATCTCCAATATTAACTTCTAGTTTTACTTCTTCTTGATTCATGTTTACCTCCGTTAATTGTATACCCTAATTTTTAATTCTTGCAATGTCAACCAAAAAATCCTAGAATTATGATAATGACACACATTTATAAAACAAAACCATTTGAACATCAAAGACAAGCCCTTATAAAAGGTGCAGAAAAAGAGTACTTTTTGTTCTTAATGGGTATGGGTACAGGTAAAACTAAAGTTGCAATTGATAACGCTGTTTATTTATATAATAACAAAAAAGTAGATACAGTATTAATAATAGTTCCAAATAGTATTACACACAATTGGAAGAAAGAAATTGAAATACACAGCTCAACACAAAACAAAACACATATATATAAAAAAGATAATTTTGATTATTATGAAAAAGGTAAATTAAATTGGTACATTATGAACGTAGAGGCTTTGTCTCATGTGTCTGGTGTAAGAGTTGCAAAAAAACTTATAGATAGTAAAAAAGATACTATGTTTATGGCGGTAGATGAGTGCACTACTATTAAAAACCATAAAGCAAAAAGAACAAAAAATATAATTAAGATTAGTTTAAAAGTAAAATATAAAAGAGGAATGACTGGTTCACCTACTACAAAAAGCCCTTTAGATTTATATAGTCAATGTGAATTTTTAAAACCTGGTTTATTAGGTTATAAAAGTTATTATGCTTTTCGTGCAAGGTATTGTGCAATGAGACCTTTAAGTAATGAAGGTAATAGACAAATTATGATACCTATGTATTTTACAAATTTATCAGAATTAGAAGGTAAGATAAAAAGTTTTTCATCAAGAGTAAAAAAAGAAGATTGTTTTGATTTACCACCAAAAGTTTTCTCTAAAAGATTATTAGGCATGTCTAAAGAACAATTAGAATGTTATACAAGTTTAAAGAAATATGCCAGAGCTATTTTTCAAGATAAAGAAGCAAGTTATACAAATAAATTAACAGAGCTTTTAAGATTGCATCAAGTTACTTGTGGTTTTTTTGTTTCGGATAAAGGTCAAAAGGAATCATTTGATACACCTAAAATAGCTGAGTTATGTAATATTATAGATGAGGCTGAAGGTAAGGTTATTATATGGGCAAACTATATACATAATTTAGAACAGATAATACAAGTTCTTAGAAAGAAATATCCTTTAGATAAAACAGTAGCTATTTACGGAGCTGTTAATGTTAAAGATAGAGACCAAGCAGTAGAGGCTTTTCAGAATGATTCTAAAACAAGATTTTTTGTAGGTAATCCATCTACAGGAGGATATGGACTAAATCTTACAGCAGCTACTACAGTAATTTATTTTAGTAATAGTTATGACTTGACGTTAAGAGAGCAGTCCGAGGATCGAGCACATAGACATGGTCAAAAAAATAGTGTTGCTTATATTGACTTAGTCACTAAAGGAACTATAGATGAGTTTATAATAAAAGCTTTAAATGAAAAAAAGAAAATGTCTGCTCAAACTTTAGGAGAAGAGGTACTTAACTTTTTATAGTACTCATAAGCTCTATCAAACCATTTATTTTCGTACTCTAATAATTTTTTTTCATCCATTATAAATTGTTGGTACACAAAATCTTTTGTACAAATACAAATTAAACCTTGTGTTATCTCACCATAGTACGCCTTATGAGCAATAGAATATGCTGCAATTTGATAATAATAATCCTCAATCCAATCTTCTCTTTTTAATTTATTAGATTGTTTAAAATCTATAATGGTAGGTTTATCATCATATAACCCCACTAAATCAGTCATACCAGCCCAAGCCATTTTTTTAGGATCTGGATATAAGGAAGGACAATAATCTTCGTACATTAAATTAACTTCACTGCCCCATACTTCTTTTAATTTACCTAAATTTTCTACAATCCTATGAGCCATTAATCTTGACTGATTACCTTGTGGTGTAATATTTAAATAAGGTTTAGCTTGACAATACTTTTCTAAAACTAAGTGCATCTCAGTTCCTCGTCTGGCTGCGTCTATCGTGATTCGTGTAGCTTGTTCCTGTCCAACTCTTTTACGCCATTGCTCTAACGACTTCATTTTTTCTTTACTTTGTGTTGCTGATAAAATAGTAGTAACAGACGGATGCTTTTTTCCATTTACATTGTAAGTTCTTACCTCTTCATCGTTCCTAGAATAACTTTTATATTTATATTTTTGTACAATACTAAAGTCAGATATTACAAAACCTTTATTTTTTCTTTTTATCTGCATACAAATTATCAAAGGTTTGTTCCCAATCCATATAGCTATCGTGTTCTTCAGCACTATGTGTATATTGACTAGGTATAAAATCTGGTGCTCCCTCACCAGTTACCCACATAGCTGGAGAAGTTACTCTTACTCTATTATTAGGTAAAGCAACCATGCAACCTTTGTAAGGACCATTAGTTAAATGTAATAAATGACTTTGCTTATGTTGAGCTGGATCATCAGCTATCTCATTACCTGTATAATCAACAGTAAAATGATATTTACCTGTATAAAATTCTCCCCCTACTTTACATAACCAAGGACTAGAACTAACTCTGTTAATATTTATAATAGAATGATCTCTACTAGAACAATCCCACGGTTGAGCTAAATGAGTTGGCATAGGGTTAGGCCATTCATCCAGTGGGTCATCGTATACTAAAGACGTTATAGGAAGTCGAGCCCACATTGCCCCCCCGTGGGGGTTTTCCAAACGATTGTCTTCATCTTCACACCCAGTAAAGATGACTTGGAAGGATAGACATCTATCTGGAATAGTTGTAACAGCTACCACTAAAGCATGTAGATAGTCACCATGATATTTTCTATGGTTAGTTGTAAACTCTCTACGTACCCATACTTTAAAGTATGGAATGTTTGATATAAGATTTCCCATACTTTACTATAAGTATAGGAAACTTATTTATCAAGTTATTTTTTTACCTTTGTTGTATATTTTTTACCCTGGTAAGTAAAAGTTTTTTTACCAGATTTTCTAGCTTTACTAAATGCTGTACCAAATGCTGATGTTTTTTTCTTTTTCTTTTTATTAAACAAAGCAGGAGCACCCACTGTAGCTGCACCTGTATAAGCTGCACCAGTTAAAAATCCTTGACCATAACCTGGTTTTTTCTTAGGTGTCATTTTTACTGGACTTGGTACTTTTTTTTGTTGCAACTCTTTTGTCATTTTTGTACCAGGTCTAGAAGTTTTTAATTTGGAAACTCCATATCCTAATTTTTTAGCAGCAGCTCTTAATGCTGATACACCTTTTATAGCAACTCTAGCACCAGTAAGCACACCACCTACTGCATACCCTTTAGCCATTTTACCACCCATAGCTTTCATCATTCTAGCTCCGCCTTTAGAATATCCTTTAGCCATTTTACCACCTCTGGCTTTCATCATACGAGCACCACCTTTACTGTAACCCTTACTTTTCATCATGTTTTATCTCCTTAAATAATTAATTATTTTTTTTACTTTTTTTTGTTGCAACTCTTTTTTAAAGTACCATAAAGACATTTTACTCATACACATCACCTCCTTCAAGATAATGCGTTTCTTCGGTTTAAACCTACTTCCGACTCATATGAGTTAAACGGATTTATTTATATAGTATACTATGTTTACTCTTCTACCTCAAGCCACTCACTACGGTTTTTTAAATAGTCTAAATATACTTGCGTATCAGCTAATTCTCTTGATTCATTTACACACATAAGATAGTATTTGGGACGATAAATGAGACAACTTCCGTCATCATATTCTACTTCGTGAGCATATACAGGAGAACTTAATGTAACAAAAAATTTTAAAGTAACTCCTACTGATACTCCTATAAAAGCTACTGTTGCTATGGTAATAAAACCCCATTTGACATACTCTATAATTTCTTGTTGTTTTTTAATAGCCTTGGCCCGTGCTTCTTTAATCGCTTTTTTTCTTTTGTCTATACGTTTTTTACGTTCTTCAAGAATATATTCCCATGTCCCGTGACCAAATCTAAGGTTAATCAGCTGTTTCATTTCGTAGAGGGCTTCTTGGGCAAGACGAGCATTTATCACTTCCTTAGCGACTTCTTGTGTCGAAAAAGGATCGGCCCCAGACTTCTCTCTTTCTTTTATAACTTTTTTCTGTCCTTCAAAGGCGTTTTCTACATGACCAATTAGTTCACCAATATCCTGACAGGTACTAATATTTTTCTTAACAAACTCAACACTTTTGGTAACTAAAGCAATTCCCGTAAGAACCGCACTGACTGGCTCAACCATTTGATTTCTCAATAAAACGATCAAGTTTATCCTCTAATCTACGAAGATGTTCGAGTATTTGATTTGTCTGTGACTGTGCATCGTCACGAGGCAGGTACTCTTCCCTGGTTTTATTGAGTAGTATTTGTAGTCTCTTTACTTCATTAAACATTTTAGAAAATGCCCAACCAACTGCTGATAAAAGCACGGTTAGTAAAATATTCCATAACATCATGTTATCCACGTTTAACTTCCTGTTGTTGAGCGATAGCTTGTCCAGCAGCATCTTGTGGAAATAAAAATGAATATTTAGAAGATAAATTTACTTTTTGATTAGGAGTTTGAGCTACCTCAGTTGGTTGTTGTTCTGGAACTATTGCTTGTTGCTCGGGTTGTTGTTGAGGTTGTTCTTCTGGCATTTGACTTACTTGTTTATTAAACTCTTCATCTTCAGTTTCACCTTGTGTTGCAGCTCTTAATGTTTCTAAATAAGTTTTTTTATCTTCCGCAGATAATTCTTTAAAAGCAAATGCTTCTGGGTACATCTGTTTCATTACGGATGGAGGTAGTTGAAAGGGTGAAGCTGCTGGAGTAGGAATTGTTACACGGCCTTCTTCATTTTGTAAAAAATTTTGTATATCATCATATGTAATGTTATCAGCATTAAAACTTGGACTATCTTTAGACTCACCTACTACAGAATTTAAAAATATAGTTAAGTTTCTTGTTCTTGTGGGTCCTAAAAATTTTCCTAAAGGTTCAGTTGGATCAAAAAAACCACCTAAATCTCCTTCTTTCCCACCAGAAAAAGGAAAAGTTTTTATTGGGCCAGCTACATCTCCTTGTAATAAAGCTCTTCTTTCTTCTTTGGAATATAAATCTAGAGCTTTTTTAGTAGTGGATGGGTTAGCAATCCATTTACCATAATATCTAGCTGCAACTGCTGGTAGTATAGCACCAAGTAAACCACCACCTACACCAAACATAGCAACTCCACCTAAAACACCAGTAGCACCTATTGCTCCTCCAGATAAAGTAAGTTTTCTTAATAAAAAAGCAGAAGGGTCTGTAATACCTATATCAACAGAACGAGTTAAAACATCTGTTAAATCCACTATATTTTTTGTGTGTTCTGCTCCAAACAATTCTGTTAAAGTTGCTCTACCATTAGCAGTGTCAATACCTAAGTTTTTTCTAAACCTAGAAATATCAAAACTATCAATATTTTTTGGATCAATTTTTATTTCTGAAACACTTGAACTTAAAGAGTCTTCTATTCTTTTTGCATCTTCTGGACTAATTTTTCTAATTTTTTCTAATTTGTTAAATAAATCTGCATCCACATAATTAGAAGTAACATTTAACTCTTTATTTGGAAATAAAGCTCGATATTCTGGTTTGCTATTAATTATATCTGGTATAATTTTATCAGCTTTAGATAAATCTTCTCTAAAAACAACAGCTGGATCAAAAACATCAGATCCTTTTTTAGCAGCTTGATTAAAAGATGAAGTAAAAGCATCAAAAACAAACCTTGTACCCATTTTACCCATAAAAGTAGTAGCGTAATCATTATACTCACCACTACCTACACCTAATAATTTTTTCATTTGTTTTAAAGCTTGAGGATTTTGGTTTTTTATTGCGTTATTAAATATAGTATTAAATATTTCTTGGCTGTTTACCATTTCTGGATTATTTAAAGCATTAGCTAAAACACCTTCTTTTTGAGCTTTGCCCATTCCTAACATACCACTGTTTACTAATTGCATATATATTTGATTAGTTTTTCTAAGTTCTTGTGCTAATTTTTTTGATGAGGCTAAAGCTGCAATCTCATTTGCTTCAGCAGAACCTTTATTCATACTATTAACAAATTTAGCTACATCTGGATCATTTAAATCTAATTTACCAAGCATTTCAGCTGCACTTAAATCTTTTTCCATAGCATCTAAAATAACTCTTCCCTGCTGTTGCATTTCTACACTTTTTATATTTTTGGGGTCTCCCATCGTATCATATATAAATCTTTTATATAAAGCAGCATCGTATATGGACATACTTGCTCGATCAGTAAGTTCACTTAAACTATTAATCATCATTAAATTAGTTAACCTATCTTTTACTGCTTTACTAGGTGCTGCATCTAATTGCTGTTCGGCAAAAGCTTTAAATTGAGAACCATCCATTCCTTTTATTTCATCACCCATTGTGCTAAGTGCTTTTTTTAAATTAGTATTTTTAATAATAGGTGGATGATCCATCGCAACTGAATTTTTTAAAAGCATATCATAATTTGCATTTATAATCTCACTATTCATATGATAGTTTTTAGTCATTAAAGATATACCTTCTGCTCCTAGACCAGACTCTGATACGATACCAGCAACAGCAGTACTAGGGTTTAAAGAGGATGCCATATTTAAATATCTTGGAAACATTTGTTCAGCAACAGTTTCTCTAAGTTTTTTTGTACCCGCTCCTCCTACATAAGGTGTCACACCAAATATCTTAAAAAAGTTTCTTGATAAAAAACCACCAAAACCTTCACTTGCAAGAGCAGTTGGAGATAAAGGAACTCCTTGTTCTGCTGACATTTTAGCCATTTGAACAGCAGAATCTGTATTTAATCCTAATAAGGCTTTTTTACCTTTACCAAAAGCTCTTCCTGCGGCATACCCAATACCAGTTCCTAAAACACCCCATTGTAAAGAGTTTTTTGCTGCTATCATTGAGTGAGATAATAAACGCATTGGAAAGGGATTTGAATTAATACCCTCTTCTGTTAAATCTGCTACATCCATAGTAAGGTTTGCAGTTAAGTCCTCATTATAATTAGCTAAATCATACAAAGCAGAACCAGTTGCAGCACCCGCTGATCCTCCTAATAAAGATTGTGCTTCTGTTCTAGCTCCAGCTCTTAACATACTTCTACCGACATCACCTGTTTTTAAAACTTGTCTTTCAGCTTTTACTAACTGTGTACCCCTTTTTGCAGTTTGTTCTAAAAAAGAAGCTGTTCTTACAAAAGCTTTGCCAACAATTCCTGCTCTTCTTCCAATAACTTTACCTAAAGCATCAGCAAGTTTTGAATTGACTTTATCAAATTTATCCAAACGTAAAGCATTTCTGCCAGTTGGTTTTGTATAAGCTTGTTGTACTACATTTCCTTTTGAATCTGTAGAAGAAATTCCTTTAACTACATCTTTTACAATAGCTCTTCTGTTATTTATATAAGGTATAAAAGAACCTATTACATCACCAACCATTTCATAAGAGGATCTTTCTGTCATTACTTTACCAACTGGTGTGCTCAATCCTCCAAATTGATTGGCATCTTTACCTTGTTGTATAATACCTGTTTCACCTATATCTCTGTCAGCAGACATACGGGCTATCCCACCAGCAGGAGCTGTTAAAACACCTCTATTAATTAATTCTTTTAAACTATCTTGTTGTTCTTGATCTAATTGTCTTGGATCAATTTCACCAGAATCTAATTGAGATTGAAGTTGTTCTATTTGTTGTGCACTAGCCATTATTGTCTTGCCTTGTAAATTCTATTTATAAGAGTGTCTACATCTGCTTTTTGCTTAGGCTGATTTTTATTATTTTTTTGAGCTTGCCAATTAATATAATTTGCTGTGTTTTTATGAGTATCTAATTGAGCCTCATTACCTCCGACCATAATAAAAGCATTTGCTAAAGAATCATATGAAGTATTTAATTGTAACTCTAGTGCTGCATAGTTTGCTGCAACTTTTGATTCTGAATCCCATAAACCAAATATATTAGTATTTTCTGCAGCATCTTTAACGTCAGCAACTGTAAGTCTATCTTCTCCTTTATTTGCATTAGCAACAATATATTTCATTCTATTTTCAATTAATCTTAATTCAGCTAACTGTCTTATTATTTTTTGTCTATCCGCAACACTTTTACCTTTAAATTTATTTCTTATTGCTCTTGGAACATACTTACTATCTAAACCTTCATTTATTATATTTTTAGCTTGAGCAGATGATCTTTCTTTATCTTTATTCCATCCACTAACTAACTTTCTATATTCTTTTTGTGCATTTTCTTTCTCCTTACCAGTTAAACCCTCCATGTCAAGGTAAGTTTCATTAATCATTGCCCTTACTTGCTGATCATCAGAAGCGTTGTTAAGTTTACCACCTAATCCTACATCACTTGTGTTTGACCAATCATTGTATAAACCTGTAATATTAGAAAATACATTATCAAAATAACCTCTTGAACCAAGATCAACACCAGATTGAGAACTTACAATATCCCTTACTGTTTTTGTAAATCTTAAACCAGTATTTGCAGCTTCTAATCTATTGTATAATTTACCTGCTCTTGTTGGATCGGTTTCTATTTGAGCTACGATATTATCTTGTTCTTCTTCTTTTATTAATCTATTAGTAGGCACACCATCTACAAATTCATCAATAACAAGTAAATTACCTTGATCATTTCTACCCATTTCCTTTTTTTTAATTTTAAATCTAGAACCGTTTGGGTCACTTAGTATAACAGTTTGTAATTTACCTGCTTTCATCATGTCTTGTTTTCTATCTTGGATTTCTTTCATGATTTGCATTTTTTGTAAATAAATTTGTTGTCTTTGTAATTGTCTATCAAATACTCTATCTTCATCAGCAATTGTATCATTTAGAACTTTTTCTTCAAAACCTAATAATTGTTGTAATTCTGTTTGCTTTAATCCAGATAAATACTTTTGAGCATCTTGTTCATATGCTAAAAATGAGCCAGCTAAAGCTCTATTCTCTTCTCTTGTTCTTTCGTTTATAGCCATTAAATCTTCACCTAAACTTAGACCAGCAGTACCAGCAATATCCATAAAACCAGCTAAACCATTTTGATTACTTCTACCAGTCATCATCCCCATAGCCCATTTAAATAAAGCAATATTACCAGCTTGATCGTCATCTCCAGTCATATCTTTAAATCTTTTTATATATTCTTTATAGTTAAGAGTTTTACCTTCTTCAGTTTTAATAAATTCACTATATTTTGACATAGCAGATTCCATACCCTTATAATCTCTTTCTTTAACATCTGCTGCTAAAAATACGTCTGAAGGAGATTTAGAATCAACAATATTTGGTTGAGTTATTTCTGGATTAGTAATGTTTTTAGCAGTATTATCTGCATCTTCAATAGCTTGTTCTGAATTTATTTCTAAATTAGTTTCATTGTCAGCACCTGTACCAGGAGCTTCTGGAGGTAATTTACTATCAGAAACAGGAGGTTGTTCGTCTCCAGATACAGTAGCTTGTTCTTCAGCTTGTTCATCTGGCACTTGACCTTCTTCAGGACCTTTAACTTTATTAGCTTCATCTTGTTCTCTTGCTTGTAATATTATATCTTTTGCTTGTTGCTCAGAGTATTCTGCTTTAGTGCCTTGTCTTTTTTGTATTACTTCTATTGCCTCTTTTTCTTTAGGACCACTTAACTCTGTAGTTAATTTATTATACTCTGCTTCTTTTTCGGCTTCACCAGGTAAAGTATCTGGATATTCTGTTACCTTTTCGTTGTCCCCACCAAAAACAAAAGGAGTAGCCCCCATTATACCAAATGCACCTACTTGTCTAGTCAAGTCTTGTCTTGCTGTTTTAGGGTCCATATCCAATTGGTATTTATCTTTAATTACTCTATCAAACTCATCCTTCATAGGTATTTTTTTACCTTTTTTATCTCTTACAACTTTTCCAAACTTATCTGTTTTATACCTTTTTTCAAATTTTTCTCCTCTTCGACCTCCAAGAAGTTTACCTACTCCAGGTGCTTGTCTTTGTAAAGCTGCTCTTCCCATCCTCAAACCAGGACCCGCACCTAAAGCTGCAGCTAAAATTCCTGCATAGTTTTGAGCTGTCATATCTTCATCAGTAAATAAAGGGGCTGCACTTCGAATACCTTCAAGAGGTATAGAAGCTCCAACTCCCATTTGAGCAATATCTCTTGCTCCTCTTACACCAGAATAACCAACTCCTTGTCTTACTGGAATAAATTTTCCAGAACCCGATAAACCTTTACCAGAAGCAAAATCTTTTGTTTTTTGAAAAGCACCAAGACCTTTTTCACCAAGCTTTGTTTTTTTTAGAGCTTCAGTTTTTACTTTAGCTTTAGCTTTTTTTCTACCAACATATTTACCAAAAGCACCAAGACCTTTTTTAATTCCTTGCCTAGCTATAGCTATAGTAAAAGGGTTTATTACAGCCATTAATTACCTCCCACAGCAGTTCCTTTACCACCTGGTCCAACCATTTGATAAGCACTATAAGCACCTACACCTGCACCAATTGCTTGAGCAAAAGGATTAGATCCAGGACCAGTTGATTGAGTTACTTGTGAAGCTGCTGTTGGTAATGTTGTCATAATACCTTTAGCAAACTCCATTCTTTGATAAGGTTCGTAGGCCCGTGCTACGTCTGTCGCTCTTTGAGCAGCTAAAGTTTTATCAGCTATTTGTCTTTGTAAACCACCTGCTTGACCTAATTGAGCAATGTCTGCTTGTTGAAATTGTTTTTGTTGAGCCCCTGCTCCCATTAAAGCTTGACCTCCACTTAATGCAGCATCAGTTTGAAATTTTTGTTGTGATTGTGCAGCAGTTAACGCTGTACCAAAACCTTGTTGTTGTAATTGACCTATCTGACCTAATCTTCTGTTTTCATTTTCAGCTCTTTGTACACCTTCTCTACCACCTCCAAATGCTCCAGCCTCAACAGCTTGTGCAGATATTTGGTTTTCCTTCATTTGTGCTTGTCTGTTTACTTCATCTACAACATATCTTTGGTACGGATTCATAAAAGCTTCTATATCTGGTTGTTGTGTAGCACCAAGATTACCTTGTAAAATAGATGCAATACCTAAATTTTGATTTGCTGTACCTGTACCTGTTTGCCCAGCTAAATTAAAAGCTTGTTGTTCTAAAGGACTAGGGCCAGCTACTTGATACTCAGGAACTTCTATAGGTTTTTTTGCTAATTCAATTGCTTCATCATATAAAGCAAGTTTTCTACCTTCAATAGCTGGAGCTTCTCTTGTAATATTAGTTTGTGTTCCAGTTTGGGCACCGCCACCGCCGCCGCCACCGCCGCCGCCTCCTCCAAATATAAAACTCATTTAATTTCCTTTCGCAATAAAACTGCTTTTTTATCATAACCAGATAAAACTTTTTGCCAACCCGATCTACCTAAAATATCAATCGCATTATAATGTCTATCTTTTGCAAATTTTTCAATGTCTTCTACTATCTTCTGCACCTCTGCTAAATTACCTCCACCTAAACCAATACGTAGAGTGTTCTTTATACTTGAAGCTAAACAAGCACTTCTCCCATAAGCAAATAAAAAAAAGTTTCCGTCTTTGAGACCTTGTTCAACATCTTCTCTTGTAGCTCCATCTCCAATCTCCGCAGCTGGTTGTAGTATTTCCCAGATGTCATCAGTAAGCATCATTAGCTTACCATGTCATATATTCTTTTTAACTGATCTTGTTGTGTGTAAAAAAACTTAGCTCCTTCTTTTCTCATTTCTTTAAAATCTTTTGGATTAGCTCCTTGCATAATACCAGCACCTAATATTGCATCTGCTCTACTTACAAATTCACCATCCGCTAATTGAGCTAACATTGTATCTTTGTCCTTGTCTGCTATATCTGTAGCATCTTCAATATAACCTTCTGCTCTTACATAATTATTTTGATCTTTTTCATCATGATCTAATTTACTAGGTAAATAGTTTACACCACCTTCTCTAAATTTTGGTATAGTGTTTACGTTTACAATACCACCTGTAGCATAAGCATAATTTTGATTAGGTTGTTGATAATTATAAAGATTAGATTGTTGTTGATTTTGGTTTCCATAATCAAATCTTTCACCTAAACCTTGTAAGTTTTCTCTAGATTTATCATATTCAGAACTATATTCTCCTTCATCAAATCCTTGTGGGTCCATTGGTTTACCCCCACCACCCATCATCATAGGTGCTGCTAATGCTGCTCCACCTGCCATCTTAGCTTGAGTTGCAGATAAACCTAATGTTTTTGCTAAGCCTCCACCATAAGCAGTATTACCAGCTGCTGTGTATAATCCAGCCGCTTGTGTTGATCCTGCTCCAGCTGCTCCAGCTGCTTGTGCTCCAGCTGCTGAACCAAACATTCCTGGTGCTGCGTATCCTGCACCTGTTCCAAGTGCTGCACCTAACAACATGTTTTTCATCATGTCCCGATTTGATCCCCCTGAAGATTTAGTATACAGTGCTCCGATGCCTGCTCCGATTGCCATTGCTAAAACTGGAAATGCCATTTATGTCTCCTAATGTTTATTACTATAGTTTAACTGTTTTTCTCTGGCTTATCAAGACCCGTAGCTACCATTTCATCCATAAGCCTACCTTTAAATGGATATTCTCCTACATGAGTTATGTATTCTGTAATTAAAGCCATACATTTACCGCCTATTTTAGTCCATAATCTTGAGAAAGCAAAGTCTTCTCCATAGTATAATTTTGTTTTATTATCATAATATGTATCAAAAAAATTGTAAAAATTATCTTTTGTTATTGTTTCTCCGTCAACCATAGATTTTTGTTTTATTGTTAAATTGGGGTATTTTTTTATCATTTTATTAAAAGCCTCTCTTTTTATCATCATACAACCAGTCATAGAATGAGATAACTCAATCATTTCATTTTTAATTTCTATATCGTTTTCATCACCTTTTATTTTAACTGGAAATACATTACCTGATGTTGAAGCTTGTAGAGAGTTCATTGATGGAATACCTCTCCATTTATCTAATACTTTTTCCCATAAAATGTTTTTCATTGGATAAGGTATACTTAAAACATCTTGGTTTTTTTCAATCATTTTAATAATTGACTCTGCTTTAAATAATATATCACTATCAACAAATAACATGTGTGTGCATGGTGAGTTTAAAAAATCAGCTACACATAAATTACGACCTGCTGTTACTAACGATGATTGCATCATATGTAAAGTAATAGGTATATTTTTCTCGTGACATAATCTTTGTAACCCAAAAATTGATTGTGCATAATGTATAGAAACATTACTATGCACTGGTGTAGCTACAAATAACTTTACATCGTTATTTTTTATCCAGTTGGCATCAGGGTTATATAAAGAATCATTTTTTTGCATTTAGTACACCTTTAAGAAAATTAGTCCATTCTATTTTTTTCTTATCCCAGCTATAAAACTTTTTAACAAAGTCTTGTTGCATTTGTAAGTGTTCAGATACCTCTGGCTCGTGAATCGTGGCTACTGCACCACGAATAGCATGAGCAAAAGCTGTGGACAAATTACGAATATTTTTATCATAGGTTACATATATAGGAAACTCGGAGCAGGTTTCAAATAAAGCACCAAAATTAGTCACTATACAATATAAACCACCAGCCATTGCTTCTAAAGCTGCATTACAACTTGTTTCTTCCCATATACTAGGATAAGCAAACATATGATAACGATACATATACTTTTGTATAAATGAATGTTCTTTGTAACCAATGTAGTTTACATTTTCTAACTTTCTCGCTTGCTCATACAAAGGTTCAAAAGATGCTTCATTTGCTTTTTCAAAATCTTCTCCATATATTTTACAACTACTAAATACATCAAGATGAATATTACAATCTTTTAATTGTTGCATAGCACCAAGTAACACATTTAAACCTCTCCAAGGAGTTACATGAAATAACATACGTACCATGTCTCCATATTTGTAAGGAGTTAGAACAGGAAAGTTTGTTACTCCATTTTTAATTACATGACATTTGTGTGTGGGTACGTCAAATTTATATCTAAATTTCTCATAGTTCCAATGAGAATTAAAAATGTACCAATCAAATTTATCATGATTGTTTTTATCTTGAAACCAAGGGTAAATGTTTGGTTGATCGTAACTATTTTTTTGCCAAAGAATATTTATTTTATCTTTTGATAAGGGTATTTTATCTGGAATAGAAGTACAAATTTGAAAATTAGATAACAAGTCATTATCAACATAATGTGATAAAAAATGATGTTGTAATTCTGTCCCCCCTCTAGGTAACATTATTCTTTCGTACCACTTACTAAACTTAAAGCTTCTGGCGGAACTATAACATTTACATCTGTAACAACGTCTTCTTTTTTAGTATCAGTATTAGGGTTATTAATATCATGCTCTGCATCTTCTTTTGTTGCATAACGGACATTAGTTTTTTTGTTTCTATAAATTTCTTCTGTTTTACAGTGAATTGTTTTCATTTGTATAATATCCTATATTTACCTTTTGTTTGCAAGAAATTATTTTATAACATAATTTTTAGGTAACCCTAGTAGTGGTCTATTATCATATATGTTTTTTTCTGAACCTTCGGTATCTTTATTATTGTAATGCAAAAAAACTTGACCACATATTTCTCCTTCGAAAGCATTTCTCCAGTGTTCGCATATATTACCTTTATATATTAACATATCACCTTGTTCTAAATTTACTTTTTTACCTTTTGTATAACCAGGTGTATATCCATACATTTCACTTTCATATCCCTTTTCTGAATTAGGTTCAATAAAGATAGGCCATATATCTCCACCTAAATTTAATGTAGTAGATATTTCACAACTAAATCTATCTTTGTGTCTAGCTAGTACATCCCCTTTTTTATATAACCTTGCGTAAGAATATGTAGGAATTAATTTTTCACCTGTGTGCTTTTCCATAAGAGGCAAACACATTTGCAATAATGTATCCATAGCAAGATCACCATGATTAGAATAAGTATTAGGAATTTGAGTATCCTCCCAACTACCCCATTCAAAATGATTAACCTTTTTAAAATTACTATATAAATATTTAGCTACTTTTCTTTTGTTTAAAAAATATTGGTAGATAAATTGAACTATTTTTTTATCAACTGCTTCTTTTATTACACAAAAATTATTTGTATCAAATAAAGTTTTCACGACAACCAAGCGACTATACTATATCTTACTCCTTTTGTTAAAGAAGTTATTTCGTGTGGATATAAAAAATTACTAGGAAACAAAACCATATCTCCAGTTTTTAATTGTAACTTTGAATAAGGTTTTAATGTAGAAGGATTATGAAACAATAAATCACCACCCTCATATCCTTCATTTAAATTTATTATAATAGAAATCATTCTATGTAAATGAGTGTTAGCATCAGTGTGTTTTTTAAAAAAATGACCTTTTTCGTATTTTAACATATTCACATCTGACATATGTAATTTTCTTACAAAAGGAAAAGATTTCATATACTTTTGTATACTTCCTTTAATAGAATTAGCCACTGCTGTAAAGTGACTTTTAGCTCCGTAATCATGAGGGTTTAAAAAATGTGAATACACATCCCTTATCTCTGTATCTATTTTTGGTCCTTTATCATCATTAATTATTTGAGCCTTAACAGAACATTTTTTATCCATGTAAGGTATTAATTTCTTACAATTTTTTTCTGATATACTATTTTCAAATTTATAAATAGCTTCGTGTATTTGCATTCTTGTATTTTACAAAAATTAACCATTTTGTAAAGAACGATCTACAAGAGCATAGGACACTATACCTTGTATCTCATCAGCTGTACCAGCAGTCATTTTTAAAATATCACCTTCTTCTAATACCAAAGTTTGTGATATTATTTGTCTTGTAGTATTAGCTGCAATAGACGCATTATCTATTCTAAAAGTAGCAGTTGCACTAGTATCAGTAACTTGAGTCACTAAAGTTACAACACCAGTTGATCCATTGTGTGCTTGTATTTGTTTTATTAAACATCTACCACTTGTAGGAGCTGTAAGTATCGAGGTAGTGCCAGTAGAAGATAAATTAAAACCTGCGTTTTTATATTGTATTGTCATGATATAAACCAGTTAAAGGTTTGTGTGTCTTTACTTATATCATCTTGGTAAGAAGTATTTAATTTTTGTACCATTTGATTTAAAGCTAGGTTTATTAATCTTTGATTCTCTACACTATATTCTGTTTTTGGATCGGGTATGTTTGTAATTATTTTTGCCATTACCTTCTCCCATCTATTTGTGTATCTGCTCTAAAAGTACCATATCTCCAAGTTTCATCCGTAGCTGTATTTTCTATTTTAAAATTAGCTGCTCTGGCTCTAGCTCTTGTATCTACTTTTTGTGTAGAAGAAGATACTGTAAAAGGCCCAAGACTACTACTAGCCTCCGTATCACTTGGAAAATCTTTTAGATTTATTGTAACTTGAGCATTACCAGTAAGTGCTCTAAAGTCCGGAACAAATCTTCGTATAGTTAAGAAAAACTCACCTGTTGCTTGAACACCTTCTCCAGCTGATGTAACTTCAAAATCTCCGCTTTGAATACTACCGACTATTGGAGTAGTAGCACTTGTGTTTACTTGGTTATTACCAATTTCATGAGCATATAATGTAGAAGCACCATTAACATTTGTAACTCCTTGTATTGTAGGAAAAGTAGGTACTGCCGTGTCATTAAAATCAGTAGCATAAGGATTATCAAAGACAGTTTTGTCGTAATAAGTTGTTCTAGCTAATGAACCAACTGTCCATAAATTTTCTAAATAATTATAAGTCACAACCCTATCTATTTGAAATGATCCCGCTTTTGGGTAAAACCAATTTATCTCACCAAATAAAGAATTGTATCCTGCAAAAATAACATCGGAGGCATCAAAATTTAAACCTAAATCTCCATCATCAATTGTAGTAAAAACAAAATCTTCAACTGAACAAGGTATTTTTTTAACTGTACCATCGAATAAATAAAATCCACCAGCTTGGCCCATCCAATATACAACACCATTTACAGCTACAACGCCATGTTGTGATATTAAACCACAGTTTGCCCCAGCTTGTTCAATACCAAAAGTAAAAGGAGGCCCTATAAAACGCATACTATATGCAGCAGTATCTGTAAGAATTAAATTATAAGAGCCAGCGTTTACCCCTCCTACTATTTTTGCTCCAGCATCTATTCGTAAAGTACCTGCTGTGTTTACTGAAGTTGGTGTGTAATCTGTTAAACTTTCTTGATCAGAAAAACGTATAAACATTTTATCTTGTGTACCACTTGCTATAGTTGGTTCTGTCCCTAAAATTATAAGATGTCTATCCCTATCAGAAATTAAACTCATAACACTTTTTTCTGGTGCTCCAGATACGACTGTAGCTCTAGTTCCTAAAGAATTTGATACTGAAGGATTCCATTGAAAAGTTTTATTATTACGAATAGTACCAATTAAAATTTCACCAAAATTATCTAATGACCAATTACCTGGTTCTAAAATAACAGCTGTCTCATCAGTGGCATTTCCCCAACCATAATATGTAGATGCTTCAATTACAGATGCACCATCGTCATGAGCAGCAGTTGCTGTACCAGATGCTCCTCTTGATATACCTGTAAGATTTGCTCCAGCTTTACCTGAGTATGTTATTAATTCATTATCTATTAATATAGTTCCACCATCAGATGAAAAATTAGTAGTAGAATCTAAAGTAATACTTGTACCAGAACCACCTGTTCCGGCAGAGTCATTTAATAAAGCTCCATCTAATGTATTAGAAGCAAGAGGAAAAGTTTCACCACCATACCTACCTGTGCCAAAACCATAACCAGCTGTTTGAAAAGCATCACCTATTCCAAAGTAAGGAGTAACGGTTGCACTACCCGCAGCTGTCATTGCTGTTCCTGTTTCACTTGCAGGCATTGTAATTGTAAAAGTATCAGACTCTGCTGTAATTACTTGATATGTATTATTAGTAAAATTAGCTGTAGTAAAAGATGTAGCTCCTCCACCTGGTAAAGTTACACTACTGAATAAAAATAAATCACCTTCTGTTAAACCATGTCCAGATTTATTTACTGTTACTACAGCTGACCCATTCGTAGATGTAAACGTGCATGAAGTTAAAGCTCCTCCTATTGGAGTAATATCATAAAACTTACCGTCGTAATAAACAAACAAAGCTTTGTTTGTTCCAATGGCTATAAATCTTCTTCCTGTGGTATCAGCCCAAATATGTGTAGCTCTTGTAACACCTACTAAGGTATCTGT